CTACGGTTTCAAGCTCAGTAATCCTTTGAAGTACACGCGCATATTCTTCGCTGTTAAACTTAAGATCATTTAGCTTATTCTTTAAATTTGCAACATTAGCATCAAGACCTTTTCCGCTTCCTGCTACGGCAGAATTAAGTGCTCGTGCTAATTCCTGCGCTGCACTGGCAGCTTTTTTGCTGCCTTCTGTAATCTCAGCTAGATCACCCTTTAGACCTTTTAAATCATTGCCAAGCTGCCGATATAACGGGCTGGTGCCAGCAACATGCGTCTGCAGATCACGCAACGCTGTAATCTGACCCTGTATTAATTTCTCAGTTACAAGATTTGTCTGCCCAAGCTGCAGGATTTCAGACCTAGCTTGCTCCAGATTTACGGATAACGGAGGCAGCGATTGCTGCAGGCTGTTTAAGCTCTTGCTAAATTTATCTAAATCCTGCGTATTGGCATTTGCTTCAAAATTGAAGCGAATAGTCCTAGGAGATCCCGCCATTGTTCAGCTCCTCCAACGCTGCCATTTCCATGACCTGCAAACCTTCAAGCATTGCTACTTGGTCGTTCACTGCGTAAAGATCAAGGAACCACTTAAGTACATTGTAGTCAAGCCCTTGATAGCCAGCCATCGTTGTTCGCCATTGCGTCTGCATTCGGCAAAACATCATTACCGTATCCCAATTTTCTTCCCATACTTCAAAAATATCTAACTTCTTGGTGTCGTCAGCAAAAATAACACCAAGCCCCCTTCCATCCTCCTCTGCCTGTTCATCGTCCTTTGATGAACTAGAAGCCGCCCAGTGTTTGGCGGCCCCTTCTAGTTTTTTGCTTGCGCTCCGCTGGTGGCTTCAATAATTGCCTCGACTACCCCACGGATAAATCCTTGCTCTTGCAGCTCATCATCCAATGCTGCAGCCGAAAACTCGATCGGCAACCCATCTGATCCATTCACCCCATCCCAGCCGACCAGCACAGCCCGCACAAGGTCTAGATCGCCTTTTGCAATCCATTCGTTTAGTTGATCACGGCGCAAGCGCTTGAGCTTGCCCGTGAATGTTTGACTGTGCTGGATGCCGCCATCAGACGGCGATGTCACCTTAATAGGCCAGGTGAACGATTCGGTGCGAACGCGAGTGTAGGACATTAGAAAGAATTAGGTCAGAACAATGGAAACTTCATCGTTGCCAGACGTAGAAGGAACTGCTACGTAAGGAATGTTGAGCATTGTGATACCATCCGACTCGCCGTAGGCGGGCTGGGTAATATCAGCATAGGGAACAGTCATGGTGACAATATTGCCAGCAGTGGTGCCATGCTGAAATGTCAGGTTACCAGTGGTGCCGTCAGTAAGGGCAGCGGTGAAGTAATCCTTAGTCCCAATCGCTACCGCTTCAATGCTTACATTCCCGGCGACCTTGCGATCAGTGGGTAACGCTTGTTTTGTACCACCAATTAATTCGCGGTAAACAATAGAGTTGCCCATGTCAAGCGACACAGACTGCAAAGCACCGGAATATGAGAAAAACTGGAATGCAGAGGTATTGTCAACCCTGAACACAAGCGGTGATGCTTGGTTAGCGTAGGTTGGCGAGATCAATGCAGTATCAGTTGGAGCGTTGTAAATACCAGTAAAATTAAACTGCAGCTCAGGGATTTGGCCCAGATCGGCCTTCATGCTGACAGTGCCGCGAGCGCCAGTTACTTTGTGAAGCAATCCATCTATGTTGTAATAAATAGTGGCGCTGCTAAAACTTGAGCTGACAGGTGCATATGTAACGCTAACGCCAGCAGATACAGTTTCGCTTAATGCACAAGCCTTTAGCGCATCGCCATAGCGAGGAGCGGTGCCAGCGGTGCCTGAGCCAGCAAGTTCAACGGTAAATTGGCACTGCACCATCTTCTGCGCTAGGAGCATCGGGCTATTGCCGAAGTATGGGCGAATAAGGTCCCGGCTGACCATATTGCCGCCCAAAGGAGTAATATCCAAGTTTTTTACTTGGATGCAATTGGAAGCGCCAGGGGTGGGATCGGTGCCATAGGTGGCCTCAGCCTTAACGGCAAGAACCGTCTTTCTACGCAGCATTACCATTGGTCTTCACCTCCAGGGGGGCATCAGATTGGGCAGGTTGCTCATCAACAACGGCTAGTGGCTGGTCGGCGTCCAATGTGCGCGATCCAGGGACAAGTTTGCGCTTGCCGCTCTTGGGATCCAGCAGGTAAGTCCCACCTTCTCCCGCAAATTCATCAATAGCCATGCCGTGTGGATGTGATCCTTCCCTAATGCTAAGGAGCGGAAATATTGGTAACCGATGTGCGATAACGCACCTTGAACTCAGTTACCATCCATCCAGCTGCTTGATCACCTTCCTCGATCTGTGGTGTTCTTTTGATTGGATATATATCAAAGGCCAAGCCGCCAATAGTCCGATCTGCCATTAGCTTGCTATGCACATCAACTTCAATTGGATCCGCAAGGCTGTCTGGCGCAATGCCTCGCACATATACAGCAATAGCAACCATCAGCTCTTGATCAAGCACCCCAAATGAGCTGCCACCGCCATTTTCAGGATCAACGCTTTTATCAACACCTGGCGCCACCACGATTGCTGGCGCTTCGTCACGGCTTAATGCTTCTACCCTGCTCCGCCAAATTCTGCTGCCCACAAGCGTTGTGCCAGCAAGCGTTGTAACTATCGCTTGGAGAATTTGTTCTCGCCTTGATGCTGTCATGCTTTTTGCAGCGATACCATACAAAACAATCCATCGTCTAGGCGCATTGGCTGATGCTGCACCGTATAATTCACCCCATTAACGATCACTGCATCGCCATATTTCAAGTTACCAAACAAACTTGAAATACAGGTAAGCGAATACTCAACGCTAATAACCTGCCCGCCAAGCACGATCTCGCTGTTTTGGTCTAAAACACCAATGCCAGAAACGGCCCCAGCAGTAACGCTGAGGCCGAAATCTTGCAGAAACAGATTTGCGTCTGCTTCAATCATCAAACGTACTTCTTGGAGCCAACAGCATTAACGGAAAATGTAAAGCTAGGAGTAGTACCAGAAATTGTGTAGGCAACCTTGAGGTAACGCTTGGCGTCATCCTTGCTAATCGCTAGCTTCTGTTGTGAAGCAGTGCCGGTAACCTGCGTGAATGCAGCGCCACTGATGGCGGTGTATGTGCCGCCTGAGGTATCAGAGGCGGTAATGGTTACGTCAAGGGTAGGTGTAGTGCCGGTGCCAGCAGCTGAATCAAGCACAAACAGCAAGTCACCGTCGTAATCCAATACATCCACAGCTGAACCAACGCCAGTGGCGCTACGGGCAGCAGTAGGGTGGCAGCTGGCGAGCTGAAGGCGTTCCAGGTTGCGTTGTTGAATTGACATTGATTAATTCTCCTTGGTGGTAGAAATTGGTTTTCGTGTTTTAGGCGCCGGGCACACAAGCGGCTCGGCTTCTATTGGGCCATCGACCTGATGGCATTTGCGGGCATCAATCAGCAGGCTTGCCTCTGATTCGTACAAGTCCAACCTCTCCCCGCTCTTGCGAGGAGTGCCAGCAACCATCACATCATCATCAAGCTCAATCCACATGATCAGCTAGCGCCAAAGGCAAATGCACCGGGATAGCGCACAGCAAAGTCAAGATCTTGGAATGCCACGATCCGAACGCTGCCCTTGGTGCTCAGTGAATAAGGATCCACCGTTACGTCAAGGCCACTCCAGAAGCCAAACACAGCGTTTTCAAATGAACCAAAGAATGTGTTTGAACCAATCAGCTGGTTGCTAACAACAGCTTCATAGCCGTTGATAGTGTTGTCGCTGCCGTATACAAACTCGGGGAAGGTAGACCCGATCTTAGGTTGTTGCTTCAGCGAACCACGGGCATAAGCAGACACCAGATAGCGCTGGGATCCAATGTCGAGGTTGTTAGCCGCAACAGAAGTTTCCAGGTCGATGTACTGGGCGTAGGTGCCGAAATCGTAGCTAGTGCTATTGATCGTTTTGGTAACGCCACCGGTCAGGGTGACAGAACCAATGCCAGTGATATTCTTCAGGCCAAGGGGCTGGCTAGCAGAACCACTACCGTAAAGACCAACGCGATCAGCTTCCAGTGCAACTGAGGCAGCAAGGTCGCTACGGATCAAGCTTTCAGCGTCAAGGCTGGATTGAATCATCAACCGGCGGGTGATGTCCACATAAGCGCCGATGCTCTTGGGAGTCATCGCAATCTGACCAAGCGCCATTTGCGTTTCGGTGGCGGCAACCGATTCGCCAAGCCAATAAGCTTGCGTAACGCTTGTTTTCCGAGGGATGTCAACGTTGCCTTGCAGCCCGCCCAGAACAGTGGCGTAAGGCAGGATTGCAGAGCGGTTGCGGACTAGATCGATAAAGCTTCCGGTCAACAACGTCGTGGCAACGCCATAGCCACCAGCGCTGCCAGTGCCAACATTTTGATCACGGGTCAGCACCTCATTAGGGATCAAAATACCCTTGGCTGAGCGGCCATACTTGGATTCGGCAGCCCGTGAGGCGGCCAACTCAAGGCCAGCGGCCTCGCGGGCAGCGCGGTCGGCAGGGTCAGCCAAGTGGCGGGCGATGCGCATAAAGCTGAATTGGCGGATTTCCTTATCGGAAAGGCCAACCTCATCACCAGAGGCCGTATGGGACAGACCGGTAAATTCTTCCTTCCTGGCGCCGATAGCATTCAACACAGCTTCACGGGCTTGCTCAATTGAGCGGCCATCAGAAATCAGCTTTTGGCCAAGTTCTTTTACGCCATGATGATCGGCTAGTGCTGAAATAGTGGTGATGCGTTCCCGTTCGGCGGATCGCACATCATCCAGGTTCTGGTTGTGTTCAGTCATCGCAGAGATAGAGACAGTGTTTGATCCGCGGATAGCAGAATCGTCACTACTAATGCTATGGAGAGCATTTATAGGAGTTTCAGCAGCAGAACGTGATTGGCCAACGGAAATATCTGCTGGGATTGGAACACTGCTAATCTCCAGCGGAGTCCAGCGGCGGACAAGCATCACGCCATCGGCCTCAACCACATCGTCTATTGAGTACATAAACGAGACGCTTGGAATAATTCCTGCTTCAATGTCAGTCCGTCGTTTTGCCTCTTCGCTGCCAGCTGCCTTTGTATTTGGGCTCCAGCGCACCTCGCAATACCCTCTGCCGTCAGCTCCTTGCCATGCACGCTCAACCTTGCCCAACACAACTTCAGAGTTATGGTTCCACAAGTAAGGCGCTGCATTGCCGTTTAGCCGGCTGAAATCTGGAGCCGATGGATCATGGCTAAGAACTTCGGTTCCAAACCACCGCTCAACCGGTTGCTCGCTTGAAAAGCTAAACCTGTAAAGCTCAGGATCACCACTGGCTTCCGCCCTAGCGTCAAATGCCGCACGTTTCATTGACCGCAGCTCAGCAGCTCGGCTGCTGCTGATGACCACATTGATATTTACTTCTGGGCCATTACCTTCCATTGTTTCTTCTTCCTCTTCCTCGGCCAAGTCCTCAGCTACATCAAGGCTGGGGTCCATAGGCTCGCCCATCATGTCTGCCGTATCATCAATTTCGCCAGGTGCCTTCATCTCTGCCGGTTTTTGCGGCATGTATCCGTTCATCCGCTCAGCTTGAACACCCGAGTTATCGCTGGGTTCAGCTTTGCTGGCTTGTGCTTGATGAGTCATTGCCAGGTGTTTGTGGTCCTCCACCTGATGCTATTGATGACTGATTAGCCTTCTGGTCAATTACCAAGGGCAAGCCAAGGCTATCTTTTATTTCGTTTTCATGAGCAATTTGCGCCATTACAGCTTCAAATTCTTCACCGCTAAAGTCACTGATCTGTTCGCCATGGCTTTCAAGCAAAAGCTCACGCGCAGTTTTTATCGCATCTAGTTCTTTGCTTGGATCAACCCAGCTCCATGTTCTTGCCTGCCATCTTGGGTTTGTATACCGCTCAGGCCGTACCCAGTAATCCTTGAATGTATCAATAGGTAGCACCCCGGAAATCATCGCTGCATCCAGCCACTCCTCGTATACCCTTTGGTGAAATTGCTGAATAATCATGCTTTGGATTACCCGCCAATGGTCGCGGTCCTCCAGCACCGATAGCCGTGAGCTGGAATAATTTGATTGGCTAAAATCCCTGCTTAATGTCTCATAGCTGCACCCCATTCCAGCCGCAAATCTACGCAATAAATTACGCACTACATTGTCATACTGGCCGTCATCAGCGCCAAAATCAGGCGGGATTGCATTCTCGCCTGGACCTAAGTAATTCCACGAGCCTGGCTCTGTATTAAGCAATCTTTGATCATTAACCACCTCATCGCCCGACAGCTCGCCTTCTGGCGTTTGAATCCAGCCAAGGCTGCTGGCCTGCACACGTTTTTTAGTCCAATGCGCTTTTTCGTATTCAGCTAGTGCATTAGCCGTCAGAGCTACAGTCGAAAACCACGGCACACCTCTTGTTTGGCCGACACGATCAGGCAAAAAGATCAAAATAATATCCTTGGCATCCAAAAAAATGTGACGCTGAGCTTCGCTTTGTTGGGCTCCAAGCTCGCTATCGCCAGGATGCCTTGTTAAAATCGCATATCGTGTTGGCCTATTCCATTCGTTTAGCTCAACGCCAAGCCGCCACCTATGGCCAGGTCTATCGCTGATGCCAGAATACATCTCATCCAATTGGTCTGATTCAATTATTTCTAGTGCCAATGGTGTTTTACCATTGCCAAATGGTTGACGTACCAACCTAATGACGCCTTCGCCTGATTCCGGCAGTGCCCCAGCTATCATCTGCTCAAATCCATGGAAGCTCAGCCTTCCGGCTACATCACATGTATCAGCCCTGCACCACAATGAAAAAGTTTCTTCAAGTATCTTGTTTCGTCTAGCGTCAAGCTGCAGGCCATCAGCCTTTTTTGCGCTTGCGCGTAGTTGTACCCCACGCGGGCCAATTACATTTGTCTGTATTGTACGTTTTGCTTGCTTAGCGTAAGGATTATCCCGGCATAATTTCCTAGAGCGATTGCGTAATAACCTTAAACTTCCTCTGATTTCGGAATCAGCCGAACCAAACCCACCCCAGAAATCTGTATCAAGCCTGCTAAACCTAGCAGCCTCAAATAACCGGCGCCCCCGTGGCCCTGGACCTGCATTCCATAGGCGCATAAATGCATTTATCGCAGATGTACGCAATCCCATTACATCCACCTCACGAAAAGTTTGCGGGGATCGCCAAATCCATTGGCAATCGAATCAGCTCGTTTTTTTGCTAGAACAGCTGATTTCAATCGATCACGCCATTTAATTAACTCAGCCAAATCAGCACGTTTTACCATGCGCCCGCCGCTTGCCGTTCCAATGCGGTATTCTTGCGCCCCTGAAGTAAGAGTCCTAATCGCAGTTTCTACATTCTCCAGATCAATCTCTTCTTGACTTCTTAGATCGACCGCGCCTGGCGAACCAGAATATGCAAGGCTTTTAGCAACGACAAAACTACCTGTTCTTACCGTAGCTGGCTGATTACTTACTGTTGCCCTCGCCTGATAAACCCAGTTCCCAAGCGCAAAATTTGTGCTAGTAGCGCTAGCTAACGTAAAAATCCAGCCATTTTTTCCAGAACTGGTCCCGCTTATTGTTGCCCCCCTGGCATAATTGGTTCGCAGGTAATAAACCAAGGCACTAGCGTTGCTGTCGTAGTACGGATCGGTCCACGTAACCGTATCCCCCGCGTAAATAGTTGCTGGCAACGTCATGCGATTATGCTGAATGACCGCTGGCGCCGCGGCTCATGCTCTATTGATGCTAGGCAGCCTAGCTTTACTGGCCCAGCACATTAAAAGATCGCCTCACGCTTTGCTTATCTTGTATTACCTCTCCTGTAGTTAGCTGCGTTCCAATGGTGGCTTCCATTTGATCAAAAAACGTTTTGCGGTTATACCTCATGAAAACATGGTGCAAACTCGCATAGGCATACACTGCACAGTCCAGCGTCTCAGCCCTAGCTCCAGCCTTTCTTACCCATCGCCGCTTGGGCGTGCCATGTTGGTAATACAATGATTGCCGCTCTGATACAAGCTGATCAAAATACTCTTGGTCTACATCTGCCGGGAAATGCAAGCATCCTGGCCCTGGCGTAGTGCTATAGCGCAATCGGCCCATAATCCTTGTCTTAATGCCATCGGTGCCGACTATATACATCATTGCTGATTTCTTCAGCGCTTTGCCTTTGGTGCTAAATTCAACCCTTGTACCACGGCCAATGGCTGGCTTGCCCGCTGTGCCAACACCTTTCGTGGCAATTACGTGCTCAGCTTTTCTTGAATTTGCGTAGTCATATACATAGCTACTATGATCGCCATCTCCAGAGTCAACAGCCATTCCCATAATTTTTAAAGTTACCCCGTCTGCCCTCTTGTAATCATCATGCAAATATTCGTCTAGCTGACTCCATGCTGCGCTGCTGTTATACCTTTCGTGAATACGTTCATGCAATATTAACCACCCCTCTGGTTCAGGCCCAGCGGATTCGCTTTTTGATCCACGCCCCCATCCCCAAATGCTTATTTCAAGTCGATCATCCTGACAGTCAACACCAGCCGTCAAGCACAACACACCTTCGGGTATCTCGCCACTTTTATAGGCATCCCTTCTGCCTAGCAAGCCTTCTGTTGTAATCCTGGACCCAGCATCATCTTTCCATGCTTCGCCTCGCCATGTATTTACAAATGTTTGATACTGCAGCGGATCTTCTTTTGTTTTTTCATACTCATGGATAAGATGCGCCCATGTTGCATTTGCTTGATATGAATATGCCGCCCAAATATGATAACTTCTATGCTCACGGCCATCAGGCGCTACATTGGCGGGAGCCATTGGTTTCCATATTCCATTTTCATCCATCCACCGTTTTTCCCTGTGCTCAATTGGCTTTTCACATTCTTCACAGATATAAACTGCTGTCTCTGGCTTGTTAGGCTCCCACCAAAATCCACCTGGCTTATTGGTGTTACGCCAGACCAAATACTGCATATGGCCGCAATGAGGGCAAGGCAAAAATCTACGCCGTTGGTCACCCTGCTTAAAACTTTTTTCTATCCTACTAAAATCTTCAATTGTTGGTGTGCTGCCATCGGCAAAGGTTCTATCCCAGTAATCAATTGTTCTATTAATTAGCAATTGAATTTGGTCGCCATCATTACCAGCACCCATCACCGGGTAACCGTCAGTTTCATCCGCCCTGGCCACCTTGTAGGTAGTTCGACGCAAGCCATTTGGGCTGTTGCCGCCAATAAAACTAAGTGAGCCGCCTTTTACATATTTTTCCAAAATACTATTAGACCCATCCCGGAACTTACCACTTGCAAATAGCTCGCTTATCGCAGGCACATTTTCTATTATTTTGTTAAACGTATCCCGGCTGTATTTTTCTGCATCGCCAATAGTAGGTTGCATTGTTGTTGAATCGCATGGGTCCCAATGCAAACAAAAGCATTCGTCAATATTTAGCATTGTCGTCCACCCAATCCTTGCGGATTTCATCACTGATTGGCGCCACACTTGACGGTTGCCAAAATTATCTAAAATTTCTTTTTGGTATGGCCGCGTTTTCCATCTACCTATACTGCCACCTTTGAGTACATAAAAATACCGATCCGCCCATTCGCTTCTTGTTAGTTTTGGCGCTGGCCTCAGCAAATGAGCGCAATTTACCAATAATTCTGCTGGATCTTTTAGTGCCATTACTCAGCGATCTCCATTGATGCCTTCTCAAGCGCTTCACGGCAAAGCGCCTCTACCAAATCAATTACATCCAGCGGTAGCTCAGGCCTATCTGCTTTCAGCCGGCTACCAATACCCATAACACCACGATTTATCGCCCCCATTGCCCTTTCCCATGCAGGCGCCACCTTCTCGACTTCCATATATTTGCCTTCAGTCGCTAACCTTTCGACCTGCAATTTTCGTGCTCGCTCTAGCTCGGCCCATGCTTTTGCTTGGTTGATATTATATGTGCCATCATCCAGCAGAATCCCAGGCGGCAGCAGGTCAGTTGAATCTGGCATGTGGACGCTTGCTCCACGCTGGTGCGGCTGCATTGCACGTTCGCTCTGCCTTTGCGGAGCTGAAAGCGAATCCTCTGTTTGGTATTCATTCACTGCAGCTAGAAATTCGGCCACAAGCGTTTCGCTATTTACCCTAATTGGGTTAATTGAAACCAAGCTAATTGGCAGCCGCCCTCTCCGGCAGTGTTTTTCTAGGTTTTGACGCGAACAACTGCGGCCAGTTTCATCAGTTATTAGCTTTGCGCCCTTTGTTGGATTGATTAAGGCCATACGCATTCAAGCTGCAACCATCCTAGTGAGCGGTTGCAATTGAGTTGCAACAGTGACAGTCACGCTGCAATTACTTTCAAATTGCCTGTTTTTGCGCTCTTTTTGATAATTTTAAAATTTAGGCCAAATAGACCTATTTAAGTGCTTTTTTCATTGCTAATAGGGCTAATTACATGCTAAAATACACCCTTTTGGCAAAATTGCAAGCAGCTGAATAATGGGGTTCGAATAACTCCGCGCCCCGGAGTGTCACAAAGGACCCGCAAATTAAGACATTAAACCTTACCCTTGCGAGTCCTTAAGTATTTGGGGCCGCCCGAATCTATCGGGGCGCTTGTATGTTTTAGCCAACATGATTTATTGCCTGATTGTTTGCCTATTTGGTTTGATCAATTGCAGGCCTTTAAGCCTTGCCTTTGCATGTCTTTGATATATTGGCGCCGGCATTGTGCGCTATGGCTTGGCATTAAAAAGCCGGCCACTTGGGCCGGCGGTTGGTTGGTTGTGGTTGGTTGGTCGGGGTTGTCAGCTTGCCGCGTCTAGCACTAGCCGCAGCGCAAGGGCTAGCCGGTGCGCCTCACTGGTGGCGGTTTCTGTGTCGCCGTCTGAGGTGACGGACGTCACCCTGGCCGCGAGGTTGGCAAAGTGTTCACCGCTGGGCTGGCCGTCGCTGATTATGGCGAGGGTTTGCAGCAGCACTAAGCCGGCTCTGCGGGTCTCCCGGGTCAGCTCTGCAATTTTAGATTCTGGCGTCGGCAATGGCACCGCAGAGGGTGCCGCCAGCATCCGCGTTAGCTGTTGCCGCGCTGATTCGGTGCTGGATTGCTCCGGCTCGGGCTTTGGCTCCTGGTGCTGGATGGCAACAGGGACGGCCGCCACCGGGGAGGGTTGAGGTTGGCGGCTGATCGTTTGCAATTGTTGGATTAATTGATCGGCTGGGCTGTTAGTGAATCCAGGATGCTCGCATGATTGATAGGTGTATTCCCCCATCGTTCGGCATAGGGTGCCGGGGTCTTGGTGGATTCGTTGCGGCGCTTCGGCTAGGGCTGCAGCTGCTAGACGGCAGTGGTCGGCCGTCTCGCTTGGGTAGCGGTGGTTGAGTGATCTGAGATTTTCAGTTACTAGTTGCCGGTAGGCGGTGGCATAATCCGCCAAGTTGGCGGATTCGGCAGCCGTAGCGATGGCGTGAAATGTTTCAGAGTCGCAGAAGTAAGCAGACATTTTTTTTAGCGGTGATGGGGTGGGTTTAATTGCAGATAATGGTTAGGGTTTCAGCCTTTAGGTGGCTGATTAACCAAAAGCAGTCTTTGGCGCTTATTTCAAGCCCTTGAGCTGAATAGCTGCGGGCCTGGCGGGCTAGGGCTTGAATAAGACCGGCCGCTGGCTTGTTGTCGTGGCCACGTTGGAATCCTGGCCAAGTCCACACAAGGGCATAGCGTCCATCAATTAATGGGTTGGCGTTCCCTAGGTGGGGATGGCCCCAGTCGGTGATTGCATCTATGCAAAGGGCCAGGTAGCCAATGTGTATTGGCTCGGGTTTGAATTCTTCAAACATGAGCCAACTCCCGGCTAATGGTTGGAAGTTGGGCCAGCTCGCGGGCTCTGAATGCTGCCAGTTCGCGGGCATCGCTTTCTTTTTGGCGCTGGCGTTCTATGCGTTCGGCCAGGCGGTCGCTTGTATGGCGTGCCTGAACAGGCATTAACAGATATTCAAGCCGCTGGTCTGTGTCGCGGTAGTGGCTGGAGAATTGAAGCGGTGAGCATTCGTTGCCGGTTTCAACCTGTATCTGTTGGCTTTTTTTGCCGCTCAGTCTGGCCGCCACTTTGGCGATACTTTCTAGATAGTTGGCGTTTAGGTTGATTGGCGCCATAGGTTCACACTCAAATTCTGTAGGCCATATTTGGTCAACGTTTGGGAATTGTTCTAGGTTTTCAGCGTTGGACCACTGGCGGATCTCAACGGTGGCGCCGGCGTGGTTGATTATGTGGGCCGTTCCGTCAAGCTTTAAGTGCGCCCAGTCTGCTGTCAGCAATTTGCCAGGTTTTAACCAGTCGGCGGCTGGTAGTAGGAGCTGCTGGTCAGGCGCTGGCCAGTAAGCCATATCTTCCCCGGCTCCGCTGGTGTCAAGCGTTGCTCTGAAGGCGCGGTGACCGTCAACGGACCGGATTTTTACATTCCACTGGCAGCGTTCTATCTGAATCCTGCTGATTGCTGGCCGTGATACGTCAGCGCTGGCGAATTGGGCGGCCGCCCAAAGGATTGGTGCCGGCAGGATTGCCACGGTTTCAGTTGTGACAATGTGAGAGTAGTTTGATTGCATGGTTTTAGGTGCGATGTGGGTTTAGTGGTTTAACCGTGAATAGAAATAAAAGGCCATGGCTTCAGGCCCTGGTCGCCGCTAGCGCCAATGCGTGCGCTTTGTTGAGCGTTGCCGCTGCTGGGCCCCAGTACAGGGATTCAAGTCTTAGCCTTGCAGCTTCGCTGGGGTCCTTTGTGCGACCGGCGTCATGGGTCAAGTATTCGGTTATTGATTGATAAGCGCCCCAGAAGGTGCCGAGGAATCCCGGAATGTCTGAGCCAATCGCCCGGCCGTGAAATTTGCTCTGCAGCTGTTGCCACTGGGGTAGGTCTGCCAAGGCCTTAGGCCTAGCAGTGCGGTTGTCACCGCGGACGGCGTTAATGGTGCCGGTCAATTGATCGGCAAACACTGCCGCCACATAATTGCGGAATTGCTCGATGCTGCAGGGCTGGCTAGCCATCGCCGTCAGCTCGGGCAGGCCTCCTAGGAATTGCTGGCGCTGAATATCAATTAGCTGCGGGATGTGGCGAATCAAATCGTTGGCGTTGCGTGTGTGGCGCACCTTGACGCGTTGGTTTGATGCGCCACGTTCGGCAATGCCTAGGGCAGCGCTGAGCGTGTTTTGGCAAACAACGCGAACAGGGCTAAACATTGCCTGGAATGCCACTGTCCCGTCATGGCTGGTCACCCCTACCAGATATTGCCGGATCGCATCGCCGGGGATCGGTTCGGCGGTGGTGCCGTTGATCTCAGCAGTAAACGTGACGCGACGGCCGCCAGCTAGCACCGTCACCGCATCGATGGTGGCCTGATCGCTGATTGCCTCGGCAATACGTATCAGCTGTTCGTTTTGGACAATCTGATAACTATCAGACTGCATAGAAAGGTGGGCGCCAGTGTCGCTGCGAACAATTTGCTGGCAGCCAATTATTGGCTGCATGTTTACGTCATAGGCGGGACGGCCGATGGCTTGCCAATCGGCATCGGCCAGGCCGAAAGCCTCGCGGGGCGTGACGGTGCCATCAATGACGGTGCCGAGACCGTGCCAGGCCGCGCGGCCGCGGGTAAAACAGCCACTAGAAAATTGATGAGACATTGTTAAAGCCTTTTGTTTTGTGTTTTGGATTAGTTAGGGATCAGCCGAGCAGGTGCGCTAGGTGACGCGCTACCAGTTGTGCGGGCGTTGAGCTACCGGCGGCATATTCAAAATCAGCGGGGTAATCTTCTTGAAGGCATTCAATGTCTTGCGTCAGATCTGCTAGCGCGTTGGCTAGGTCTAATCCGTCGCCGATGGCGATCGCTTCAACTAGTGCCCAATGGCTGTGCTGTACCTGGGAAAGGATTTCCTCAGGCAGGCAGGCCGGGCGGTTCAAGGCGGTTGCGGTTGTCATTTGGTTGTTTGTTATGTGGACAGCCCGCGCGATGCGCTGGGCATGCGCTGACTATATACGACCGCGACCGCGAACGGCGGCAGTTTCGGGAAATTGCATTAATTGCATAAGCGCAGCGGCAGCGGCGGCGGCGACGGCAGACACCTGACACCTGGCGGCGGCGGCGGCGGCGGCAGACACCTGACACCTGGCAGCGGCAGCGGCAGCGGCAGACACCTGACACCTGGCAGCGGCAGCGGCAGCGGCAGACACCTGACACCTGGCGGCGGCGGCGGCGGCGGCAGACACCTGACACCTGGCAGCGGCAGCGGCAGCGGCAGACACCTGACACCTGGCGGCAGACAACTGACACCTGACACCTGGCGGCAGTAGTACAGATGCCCTAATGTACTAGCGGCGCTAGTACGGGCACCCTGGCGGCCAATTAAAACTAGATATAAATCAGCGTTGCTTATTTGCTGCTGGCGCAATCTATCTTTGCGCTAATAACAACAAACAGCACTGTTATTTAGTAATAGCCAAACCTCGGCAATAGCGCACCCGTTAAATCTTATTTATTGCTAATTAGATTTAATCAATGCAAAGTATTTTAAATAGTCAAAACAGTTGTTATTACTTACTGTTATAACAGTATCGTTATAGGGTTTTGATAATATACGTGGGTGGGTAAATTCAAATCTTGAAACCAACGAATTTACTTGAATCAAGGCTCGCTACCACTAAATACTAGCACAACATTTTGCCTCGACGATCTCATAAGCCGGCCTATCTGTGTGTCAAAAAACACCCTTAAAACCGGCCCCCTGCAAGTCCCTAAATTTTTTCAGGCGAAACAGTTGACTTAATGCCGGCCTCCAGCAGATGCGCCACCAAATTGCTGAGCGATCTGCCTTCAATATCTGCCCTATCCCGAAGCTGGCAATGCAGCGCCCATGGAAGCGTTGCGCAGACCCTTTTGGGGCTTCGCCTTGCCAGCTCAAATGCAGGCAGCGCAATAGATCCCGCGCTAGCGCGGGTCTGAAAGAATGTGGTCATCATCCTGGTAACGCAGGGTGGTCACGGGTCAGGCGGTTGGCGCCGCGCTGGCCCACCCAAAACCTATACCGACTGCAGCGGCAATCCCCGCACATGCAGCGCAAGTGCAGCACTATTTACGTATGAACTGCAGCCTGCAGCAAATGCTCAAATAATTTGAGCCAGCAGCGCGGTCAAGCTTGATTCATAAATATTCTCCGCATGGGCTCCCGTTAGCCCCTCATAGTCGTATTTCATGCGTACTTCTGGTGTTTTGCCCACAATCGAGAACAAACGGCTTGGCTTGCCGCCAACACGCATATAAACACCTGGCGGCAATCCGCGCCGTTGTTCTGCGGCGTGTTGCCTGGTAATTACAAAATACTTTGATTGGTTTGGTGGTCGCTTTGCATTGCTGTACTTCTGGGTGCTATAGCTATTTGTATGCAATGCCTTAATGCCCCATAGCGTTTGAACGTATTGACCGGTGCTCATCCTGCCGCCAGGGCCGCGTCTAGCTGCTTCTGCTTTATGCATTGGGATCGCATATTCATTGCCAACTAAAATGCCAGTCCTGGAAAGAACGTTCTGGAACCTAGTTCTATAAACTGGCCCGCCGACAGTCTGCGGGTACAAATACCTTGACGGTGACTGGCCTTTGGGCGAATCATCAATTAACTCAAAATATGTACGCAGCGGATAATCTGCCTTATTTGATGGCCGATAAAATGACCCAGGCTTACCAGGCGCTAAATTATTTCCCATCCGTGGCACACCATAAATAGGTGATCGCAACGTCAGCGATACCTTATGGTTAAACACCTGCTCCATTTCTTGCTGGTGTAATAGCCGCAGCTCAGAGCCAAGGATGTTAAGGCTTCTGCTGATTACATACGGCAATTGCGACCGCTGAAAAACAGTAATGCTTTCCTTTATTTCATCAATTTCTTTTAGAGCAACGCGGTAGGTGCTCATAACAGAAAAAAGACCCCCGAGGGGCGCCCGTTGCTGGCCGCCTCAGGGGAGTCCACATAACTCAACCAGTGTAACGCATCAATGTCCCGCATACGAGCGGCCAGTTCAAGTGCTGTCCCATGCCATAGACCAGTCATTAGCCCATTAGTGCGACCTGACACCTGATAGAGCGCCTCCATCAATTCAGATCGCCGCTGCTGCAGTACCCAGTCCGGTGTCGTCATCGTTAAAGGCTAGGCCTAGATGCCTGGCCACCTTTTGGTGCAGCTCACGGATTGTGCCGTCGTTGTTTAGCACCAGATCAAATGCCACATCACGCAAGCCGGACTCTGACGCATGGCCTGATATGTCTGATACACCAGGGCGATGAATGCACCAGATCTCGCCGCCGAGCCTTCTGATGGCAGCGGCTTCATTAGGAAACCGTAGATCATCGGTTATGACGGCACCGTTGATTGACTGCTCCCAGATCTGAACCCATACATCAGGATGGATGCAGGTGCGGCCCCATTCGGTGCCTAGTGTCCGCAGCAGATGACGGCCCGTGGTCGGATAGGGCAGCTGCGGAATATCCAGTTCCTTGCCAACTGGATCGCTTAGGTAATACTGCGCATCGGCATAGGTGCAGCCCGCTTCAAACAGGAATGTTGTGAGCATCCGGCGCATGGGCGCAGCAAACGGCATACGCTCAAATTCGCGTAGATCCTGCAGGATGAAGTTTGCCACTGTGGTTTTGCCGCAGCCGGGCGCTGGCGACCACAACGCGATCAGGTTCGGGTAATTCATTTGTCTAGCTTGATTGGCCTACGGGATAGATGGATTTGCGGCAGCCGCCACGTTTCACCGTTGGGTGCGGTAACGATGTAATGAGGGCAACCCTCAAAATCAATCCGATCTGTCACTAAAACCGTAGTGCTAACAGCCTTGTCCCATTTGGAATCCAGGCCTAGGTGCGAGCGGACGTAAAGCTTTTCGCCGGCATCAAACGTGGTTGATTTCATTGGTTTTTCCAGTGGGTCATTTCAGCAAATAAACCGCGCAGCTGGATTGCAGCCTCGGAATTGACAGGTAATTGCTCTAACCGCGCCGCGATTTGGCGTTCCAGTGTTGGGTGCCATGCAACCGTTTTGGCGGCAGTGTGGATGGTGACGGCTAGGCGCTCACGGGGGGTGGTGGTCATTGGTCCGCCACCAATACAGATCGGGCAATGTCGTGCTGGATTTGGAAATAAGCAGCAGTGAGCGTGGGCCCAGAAACTGCCCAGGCGGCACCTAGGCCGACCAGGAAGCCGATCCAATGCTCGACATAGAGGATTGGTGACTGCTGCCGCCTAGAGCGCCTCTGAGCCCGTCTGCGGTCGAGTGAGTTCATGGTTTGAACCGTGAAGGGTAAAAGACCTGCCGGACCTTGCGGCCATCCCATGGGTAGCCGTCTGCGGCGAGAACCAAAAGGCAGGCGCCGGTGTAGGTCTGCGCCATGTTTGCACAAGCAAACGTACTTGTCCACGGTCGGGACCACGATCAAACGCTTTTGCCAATTTTCAAACGCCTTCAAACGCTTAAGCGTTTGACAGAGATCCCAGCCATGGCAAGCGATTTCGCGCTTTCAAACGTTTCAAACGCTTTTAAAGATATATATATATAGAAACAAGTTTTTATGTGTCTTATTCTTAGACCAAGACTAGACTTAGACGTAGAGACATATGCATTTGTTTTTCTATATATATCTGTCTCCACAGGCGTTTGGCGTTTGATTTCCCCAAACGCCAGTCATACCAGTCGATCCTGTCAAACGGTAGGCGTTTGAAGGCGTTTGACAGCTGTCAAAGCGTTTGAAGTGGCACTGCAATCGCCCGGTGCTGACCAACCCCGCGGAAGTAATGCGAGCCTGCAGCCGTCGCACCGTTCAAGCGCCTAAGAACTGTGGGATAGCTGTGTTGCCAAGCGGTTTCAGCTAATAACTTGGTTAGTGCCTTTGAGTTATTGGCGACCAAAAGCAGGCCATCTTTTACCTGCAGGCCATGGCGGCCAAGGTGCGCAGCAGCGATTTCCGTTGTGATCGGTTCAAACGGTTTGGTGCTAGGCGTTTGAACCATTTGGATTAATTCCAGCAGTGTTCGTGTGATGGCGCGGTCATCGGTTTCAACCCTGATGGGCTGCTGAAGGATGGTGTCAAGGCAGCGGCGCTCATCTGGGATCTCAGTGGCCTGCTGGTATTCAGACCAATCAATAAGGCCTATAAGGTCATGGGCCACCGCGTCGGTTGGGACAGAATCGGACTGCAGGGACCAGGCGCCGGCCATGAGGGTGCCATATTGATCGCCCAACGCTTGGGAATCAAACTTTCTGGCTGCAACGGCGGTGAATAATGCGATTGTTTGGCGAATTATTGGGATCATTGAGACAGTTCTTGCGATCAAACGCCTGCCAATTTCGGGCGTGATCAAACGGTCTAGCGATTTATCTAGTTCTTCCCATTGGC